AGTTAAACTTGCCGGTGTTTTTATTAGTTTTATTCCCGTAAATGTTATTGTATTATTATTTACTGGATTTTGAATTTTACTATTGTTTAATGATAAGAAATCAATTAAGTCTTTACTATCATAATATGGTGATGGTGTAGTTAAGAATCCCTCTAATCTACCAGTACCACTCGTTATATCCGTTTCAGTTGAAACTACAATTCTTTTTGTAGATATTGATTTTTTAGTAGTTGGTTGGCCATCAAATTTTTCAGGAAGTAAATAAGCTTTAACTGCAACTGTAAATTGTAATCTATTTATTCTTTCACTATTTTCACCAACTTCATTTACAACATCAAAATCGGAAACTTCTGTTCTGAATTTAAATTTATCTTTATCTCCCCAAAATGTTCCAGCATATTGTAATTGTTCTATAACTTCGTTTAAATGTTCGGTGTAAGAAGTCCAAACCATACATTCATAACTAACCTCTACATATTTTGGCATAGTTATATTATATACTTCATATTTTGGAGTAATATTTTTTCCCAATAAACTAAATCTATCGTATCTATTATCTTTTGACCATTTTGTAATTGTTGGATATGATACATGTCTATTTAACATTGGCATATTTTCATCTTTACCAACTGATGTTCTTCTAATCATCATTATTGGTAATTGTATTCTACCTTTGTTATCTCTATAAACACCATCTCTTCTTGCACCATTCCATCTTTCCGAATTACCATATATTACAGGTATTTTCAAAGATTTACCATTGTCATCTAATTCAGGTAAAACAGTATCTTCTAAATAAGACATCATTGCATAGTCAATATCAAAAAGAGATATTTTTTGTTTTATATCTCCTTTGTTTGACTTTATTTGTTCTGCCCTATTAAGGTCTTTTCTAAGTGGGTTTGTAGACATATTATTTTATTCTTTCTTCTATATTTAAAGCCGATTTTCTTACCATAAATGTAGAACATACAACACTAAAATTATTAGATGGCAATCCACCTACAAATTGAACTTCAGTTGTATTATCAATTTCATAGTAAGAATTGTCAAAGTAAATAACATCACCAATCTCTGGGTATGTATTTTTTTCTTCTAACATCCATCTGTCGAATCTAAATTCAACATTTTGTGATGTATCTGCACCAAAACCTTCATATCCTGCAGTTTGACCAGATTTATTTATCAAAACATTTAATTCAACTCCTGGATACCAAGTTTTATTTACCGACTCACCATATAGGTTTACTTTAGTTTCATTCAAATTTACTTTAAACAAAACTGCAGTATTTTGCACCACATCATCTACCACTTCTCTGGCAAAACTCTTAAATAATTCGATATCTCTACCTACTGCAAATTTTGGCATATTATCCTACATATAATTTTAAAGGAACTTTTCTTAACATTTCTTGGTGGTGTGTAGATTCATGTGCTTTATTTTCCATTACATTTTTTCTACTCATTTCATTTAAATTTTCTCTAAGTTGTTCAATCAACATATCTTTTTCAATTTGAGCTTCTGCTCTCAATGCTGCACCATCTAAAGTAATTTCACCATCTGGAATCGGAACTGAGTTATATTTTTCTCTAATTGCACCTAATAATTCTTTAGAAAGTGCAAGAGTGTATTTTCTAATCCATTGTTTACCAACATCATTTATACTTCCATATTGAATAAAATCGTATGGTAAATCGGAATAGTCGGAAAGTGAATCGGATTGAATAGTTTGTGAATCATGTTCAAATTCATCTCTACTCATATATTCAAAATAAACTTTAGTTTTTCCGGTACCAGTTGGAACAGGAAATATCTCTAATTTATTATCTACAATATTAAATGTATGATGTGATTTTCTAATATGGTCATTAAATTCAATTTGTTGCATTCTTAATACATCTTCATACAAAGGCATCATTAAGAATTGTGCAGATGGTGAATAGTTACCAAATCCTAATTCTGAAATTAAGTTTAATGTTCCTTGTGCACCAACGGAATATGGGTCAAAGAATCTTGTAATAGCCGGTATTGCTTCATGATACACTCTCGTTACATCTATTGTAGAACTCCCACTAAATATAGTTGAAAGTGATTGTGAAGTTTCAACATCAATAGCTTCATTTAACAAATCATATATTTGAACGGATTGTGTTAAATTTACATATGCCTTTTTAATAGCCGTATTTCCACCTACACCTGCCAGTGTTCCATATTGTTGTGACATACGAACGGCGGTTGGTAGGAATGAACCATCCACAAGAGTTTGTGATAAATTTGTATATTTTGATTTTGGTTGACCTCTTAAAATATCAATGTTATTTCTAATATTGAATTGATTAACTTGTGCAGAATATTCCGAAGTTGCTTCTTCAAAACATGCCCAAATTTGTTCATTATCCAATTCTATATTTACAATAGGATATCCCAATCTTCTTGCAACCCAAGTTGCAGTTTTAGGTGCATCCAATCTAAAATCAACATCGGAATCGTATAATCCAAATGGAGTTGATGAACCTGAAATAAATGAACCTGATATTGAACCAGACCAGTATGTGTTTACAGACATTACTTAAAGTTTATAGTTTTACTACTATAAATATAAGAATAAAAAATAGGGGGAAAATTTTTATTAAACTAATCTTATTTTTACCGAACCAGATGTGTGATAAAGTCCTCCCAATGGAACACCACCTGCTGCAGCTGTCGTATCATCTGCAAAATTGAAAGATGATGATACACTTGCCAATATCATTGTTGATTGTGCTAATCTTACATTATCATTATTTACCCATGCTGATGATGAACGATATAAAGTGCTTCCACCATTATTTGTTGCTGCATCTTTTAATGAACCGGTATTAATTAACACATCATGTAATTCGTTAAGTTCAAATCCGTTCATTACATAAACATATATTGAACCATTAACTGCAGATGATAAAACTTTACCAACTCTTACATTATGATTTGGTGCGGAAGGTATTTGATTTGAAAATTGACCGGATGATGATAGGTATAATTCGGTATTAGCTGGATACATTGATGTATTTATGTTTCTTAATACACCATTTAATACAACAAACCCACTATTATTTGCAGTAATATCACTTGCAACAATTCGTTTCTATACTCCCAGTCATATAAATTGAACCAGTAGAAGTGTAATTGTAAAATAAAGCGTTTCCTGTTATTGTTCCGGTGACATCTAAATTTCCGGATATTATTTGATTTCCAACAAATGTATTAGAAGAAGTTAAAGCAAATTGATTTGTATTAAAATAACCAAATTGGTCATTTGGTTGTTTTGCCATTATATATGAGTTTGTTCTACGAGTTTCTTCATCGATAGAATGTTCGTATAATCGATATGCATTAAATATAATTTCCGGATTAGTCATATACAAATAAATATAATATTAAAATAAAAAAAAGGGATAACTTTCGTTACCCCTTTTTCTTTTATTGTAAGTTTATTACTTATCTAATCTACTCAAAGATTATAAAGTGTTTAAACCTTCAACGATAATTCTACCTTAGAACTCTGGTCTTACGATTTTCTTAGCGTATCTAGTCATAACACCTCTTCTTGGAGTGAAGTTAGTTGGGTCATAAACTAATGGAGTCATAATCAACGGAACATATGGAGCGTATACAGCACCTGTTTCGAAGAAGTTAGAACCTTTGAAGCCCATTAAGATTACATTCTCAGTCATATATGGGTTTTTGTAAACATCATATCTGTTAGAGATTGAACCAATGTTAGTTACACCTGCAGCAAATTGTAAAGCGTCTTTACCAGGATTTGCAGAGAAACCATTCATTGATTCTAAGATAGTTGCTACATTTGGAGAACAAACGATGAAGTTTGCTCCACCTCTCATTGTTAATTGGTGAATCTTGTTAGATACCTTTTGTAATTTGATACCTAAAGTTTGATACCAAGTGCTCTTAGTGTAAGCAGATGCAGCAGCTGCATTTGCGTCGATTGCAAAATTACCAGTTGCAGTGTTGTAATCATATCCAACTCTTGCAGACCAATAATCAGTTGTGAAAGCATTTTGTTGTAACATATCTAAGATTTCTAAGTCGATTTCTAAAGAGATGTATTCAGACAACATTTGAGTTAACTCAGCTTCAGCATCTACACTATGGTAAGCGTTTAAGTCTTGAGCTAATTCTGGAGTCCAAATTGCTTTTAATTTTCTTGTCTTAGCAACGATTGGTTCAGATTTCAATTCTAATTCGATTTCTGGGATTGCTAAATCAGCACCTTTATCTTCGAAGTCACCTCTGTTGAAGTCAGTTGGTTGAACGTGGTAAGTTAATACCTGAGTTGCCAAGTTAACATCAGTTGCAGCAGAACCAGAAAGAATAAATGATGCAGAACCTTCAGAAATTGTTGTATATTCTGGGAACAAAGTAGTTGTTGCAGAACCTGAAACTTTGAAAGCTTTGATACCATTGTAATCAGCATCAGCTGGTAAACCAACTGTTACTTTCATTACTCTATGGTTTGCAGTTGCGATAGAAGCAGATAATGCAGAATCAAATCTAACATCAGCAACAGATGCAGAAGCTACAGTAGCTGTAACGTTTGCAGTTGTGTCGTTGATTGTGTATCCAAATCTACCAGCTCCGTAAAGACCACCTTCAGTTGCTTGAGTAGAACCCAATTTGTTACCTGCTGGAGATAAATTGTCTTTACCGAAAGTACCACCATTACCAAATAAAGAAGAACCAGAAGCTGGTCTACCTAAAGTTGTGTTAGTACCATATTTGAAGTCCATGTAGAAAATAAGACCTGAAGGTAAGTTCATTGGTTGAACTGAAACGAATTCTTTAGATGCGATAGAACCGAAGATTCTTCTTACTAAAGGTAACGCAACACCAGCCCATTCTTCAGAACCTGCTGAAGTACCTGTTCTTGTAGCCTCATCCAATAATTGCTTTGCTTGGTTTTCTAACATTACTGCCATACCATGCTTAGAAGTTTCAGAACCTGCACCTTCTAATAAGCCTGTTTTTTCCCACTTTGCTTTCAAACCTCTAGTTTGCTCAAGCATTAAAGACTGTGGGTTAGCGCCTGTCATTAAATTTTTTAAGTCCATTTTAAATAATTTATTTTTTGTTTATTATTTTATAATACCTGCTAATTTTTTAAATCTGTCAGAAAAATCTGCTGATTCAGCAATTACTTGCTTTTGTTCAGCTACAGCTGGTTTAGTAGACTTAGTCACTTTACTAGCGATACCTTCTGTGATAGATTTCTTAGCTGTTTTAGTAATTGAAGTATATTTGAAGTTCTCTGCTAATGTAGAGTAAACTAATTTAACTTCTCTTACTGATTTTGTTCTATCCAAAGTTTCAATCACTTTCACTTTTTGTTCGTTAGTCATGTTGTGTGCTCTGAATAATTTGTTTGCAAATAACAACTTAGCGTTCAATAAGTTCACTTCGTTGATAGTTGTTTGTAAAGATTTGATAGTTGCATAAGCTTCTTTCAATTCTTCATCTTTTTCATCTTCTTTAGATTCTTCAGCTTCGTTTGTTAAGTCAGCTTCCATTTCTCTTAAGATTTCTTCTAAATCGATAACTTCATCCATTTCTTCTTTGTCATCTTCTTTAGCTTCTTCATTAGTAGCTTCTTTTTCTTCAGTTTCGTCTTTAGCTTCTTCAACTGTTTCTTCTTTTTCAGTTTCTTCAGCTTCATACATTGATTCTTCGTTTTCGTCAGAATCTTCACCTTCTAAAGTTTGCTCTAATTCTCTGATAATAGCTTCTAAGTCCATTTCATCTTCGTCAGACTCTTGGTCGTTTAATTCAGCAATTTCTGCATCTTTATCAGATACTTCACCTTCCATGCCTTCTTCTTCGTTGATATCAGCTACTTTTTCGTAGTCAGTACCAGCTTCTTCAGGTTTACCACCATCTTTTTCAACACCAACTGATAAATCAGTATGTGCATCTAAAGTAGGGTTTGAACCTGGAGTTTCAGCATATCCAGCTTCTACTTTTGAACCAATTCCAGTAGAACCTAACTCTTCGTTTTGCATTTCCTCTTCGTCATTTTCCATTTCAGCTTCAGCTTGTAGCTTTTGAGATAAAATAGATTGAAGTCTTGGAGTAAATGCTTCTTCAAGAGCTAATTTTGCGTTAGCTAATGCAGTTTCTTTAACGGCTTTAGCGTCAGCGATTGCTTCTTTCAATAATTTTGAATTTGCCATTTGTTTTTCTCCTTAAATTTGTTCGTGAAGTTATTTAGAAAGGAACTCCAATAGAATTATATTGATTGTTCGGTCACACCTTATAGAGAAGGGTATTCATTAATCAATAGTATAAAAGTCAAATCCCATATTAAATAATGGGACATTTGATAATATATATAAACTTTTTATAGAAAACTAAAGAAATTATTAAGAATATTTGTTTTTTCTTATAGTTTCTTCTCTTTGTAATCTTTTTTTAACTGAAGGCTTAGTGAAGTTTTTTCTATCTCTAAGTTCTTCTATTTGTTTTGTGGATTGGACTTTCTTTTTATATTCTTTTAGTGCCCATTCAATATTTCCACCTTTAACACTTACTATTAACATCCTTATTGTAAATTAACCAATTTATATTTTGTAGAGTATAATAAAGTTACAATTGTATCAATGTCATTTTGTAACCAACTCATTTGTAATTTTTCTTCTTTTCTTAATTTTGCAACTGCTGCAATTAATTTGTCAAAATATGCAATTATATTTTTGATATCATTATTAGTATCCAATCCACTAACAGGTTGTAATTTTATTAAACCATATTGTCCTTGATATGCTTCAACTAATCCGTCTACCATACCACCAATTGAATCATAATAGTTTCCTAATGCTAAATGTGCAGATAGAGAACCAACACCTTTAACTCCTAAATGAAATGCGTGAACCTGTGTTCTACTATGTAATAATAATGATGCTAATTGTTCCATTTATTTTGTCTTATTTTCTCTGATTCCTAATCTTTCTTTCATAACATCTTCAGAAATGTCTGCAATTTCAAAATATCTTCCTAATACATTTCCCATATCTTCATAAAGTGCTTCTAATCTTTGTTCTTGTTGAGATGCTTCTTTTGCTTCTTTTTCAAATGAAGATTGTAATTTTTTCAATTCACCCATATTTCTTTTAATAGTCACTCTATCAAACCAATCATCACCTTCTCTTAAAGTGTATTCTTGTGCAGCATCTGCAATTGCACCTAAAGTTTCTGCAACTTGTCTAATGTCTGATTTTCTACTTATAGATTCTCTATGTTGTCCGTATGTTGA